GTTAGCGAAGTTTTTACCTTCTAAAAGACATTTTTCTTTATCCACATTTTTCCAACTGTGAAAATCGTCAAAAGAATTAACACCTTCCCAGTCCATCATTGACTGGGGGATAAGACCATCTTTTTTCAAACTCAATGCTCCACGAACGGGGTCGCCTCCCATTTCTGTTCCGTTAGAAAGTAGAGCATTGAAACGAGCAGAGAAATTACTATCTTTAATACCATAAGTGTATTCCATCAATGTAGCGATGATTGCTTGTTGACTTTCAATGAAGCAACTACTCGGCTCTATATTTTTTTGGCTTTGTAATTCATTTATGCAAATACCTTTCCAATCTTTTCTTGGATTTATAACAGGGAAAGTACCAGCGAATTGACGGTCGGATTCTTTTATTTCGGGATATAAAAAACTATTTACCTGCATCTTTATTGGTACTACTGGCTAATGTTCTGCTTACTGGTTCAACTTTCATTGAATACATAAGTTTGATTACATTCTCGTTAGTATTCTTAATTTCAGATTTCATTTCAGGAATACATTTTGTTAACTCTTTTAAGGTCGCAATATCCTCTGCTTGGTTTAAGTTGACATCACTGGCGCTAGCTATAGAATTATATAAAAATCCTATGCCAAGCCCACTTCCGAGAAGTGAAGCGATACTTACCAAAAGTGTTGTTGTTGTTTGACCTTTACGCATATATTTAAGCTAAACCATCTACTGTATTAACTGATGCTGTTGCTAATCCATTCACCGTTTTTACTGACGCTTTAACCAATCCATTGATTGTTTTAATCGCAGAAGTTACAAAGGGATATTGCAAACCTGCACCGCTATTATACAAAGCTGTTATTTCAGCAGATGAAAGAATCTTATTCCATATACCTACTTCGTCCATCATACCATTCATTGGTTCAAGGGGACTTCCACCATTAAAACAAAGACCAAGAGAAAAAGGGGCAGTATTATTACGAATGCTAGTTGGCAAAACTGTAACATCTTCCCCAGTAAGATAAGCTCCATTTTTATAAAATTTAACAGTTCCAGCAGAAGCATCATACGTCTGACAAATAAAAGTCCAAGTAGTAGCTGAAATAGTTGTCGTTGAATGCCCTATTGTTTGAGTTGTTCCGTCAGAAGAAATAATTACTCTTAATTCTCCTGCATTAGTCAAACCAAACAAATAACCAAAATTTGAAACAACATCGTGTTTAGCGATATGATGTTGATATGTATTTACCACATTAAGATTTGCCCAGTAGCAAACGGACAAATCTCCTGTTATGTCTAATCCACTTTGAGAAGCATCTGCAATGCTTAAATATTTAGGTCCTGTACTAGAAAATACTGCTCCATTATTTATTTTTCCAGCATCATAAGTAAGAGTTCCTGTATTGGTAAGGGTATTACCGCCAACACTGTCAGCAGCATTTCCTGAAGATTCATCTAACTTATAATAACTAACTAAATTATCTGAGATTGACATAAATTATGTCTTAATGGGATTAAATCTAAACTCTCCGAAAAGTACTTTCCACAATTTATGTATTTGTTTAATTTAATTTTGTTCATATATACATTGTATCACAATAACATAACATCAAGTATGTGTTATCCAACTAAAGTCTGGTCTGAAGAACATTTCATTTGCTGTCAAAGCACTACCAATAATCCTAATAACATAATCGGCTGTTGAAGGTTGTGCCACCACTATATCGCCAGTAGTAGAAGCATAAACCGCTGCACCGATTGTGAGTGTTGGGAAGTTTGTATCCGCTCTGATTATTCCATCTAACAGAATAGTAATAGTATCTCCATCATTTCCTGCTGATACCGCCATTCCTAAGACACCTCGTGCATCACCTGTCGCTGCTGCTGCCACTGATATATCAACAAGTTCCCAACGGGAATCGTCTTTGTCTAAGGTTATAAGGTCTCCAAAAGCAACAGTAGCACCTGCGAGACCCGTAATTGTTATTCCTGAATATTTACCGTCGTCTGAACCTGCGGGGTCAAGAGCAATAGAAGCATTTTCTGCTAGGGTTAATTTTCCACTTATTGTTTTATTTGTGAACGTTATTGTTGCTGAAGCAATTACAGCAACAATAGAAGCAATTATCGTTGCCCATAAAGCTCCTTCAGTTTCAAAATCACCCTCTACTAACAAATTTCCACCAATCACAACATTACCCATCAATACTGTTGAAGTCCCTGTGCCAGTAACTGTTAATTGTGTAGTACTTGCTTGTGAAAAGGTCTGTTTAGATGTAAAAGTGTTTTCAGTATAAGTTTTTGGAATGGTGGTAGAAGCCTGAATATATGCATTAACAGCGGCATCAGTGTAACTCACTTTATTATTAAAAGTTGTCCAGTTAGCGGCTGAAAGACAGCCAAAAGTTGAACCTGAAGCTGTATCGCAATCAAAATCATTGACTGTACGAGTAAGTCCATCGCCTGCAGTAGTTACGCTGTCTTTACTATTTAAAGTAGTTTGCAAATCTGTACCATTAAGAGAAAGTGAACCAAAATATCCTTGGGTTGAAGATGAAATAATGAATGACGAGTAAATAGTTGAAGACGAGTATGTAAAATCTATACCTCCTGAAAAAGTTAATCTAGTTGATGTCGCAGCCGACGGAAATGGATAAGCGAAGGTTGTAAACCCCACGTCGTTTGTCCATTGAGAAATATTAGCCGAACTAAAGTCAGAAACTCCAAGACCTGATATAGTTGTTGCTGTGTGAGCGTGGCTATCATCATCAACGCTAGGAGAAGCCCAAGTTCCTCCTAAATCTCCTGCCGGTGATGCTCCACCATCAAAGTCTATATCATCACCAGTAAGTGTAAGAGCATCTCCAGCTGTTAAGTTAGTATCGGCAGAAATATCCAATCCTGAAATGGTAGTACTATCGTGTTCGTGGCTGTTATCTCCTACAACTGTCGCACCCAAATTACCTGTTACATCACCGAGTAATGTTGCAGTAGTAGAAGCAACATCTTCACCGGTTAGAATTGCGTTAAGTTCCGCAATAGTGTCTATCCCTGTTGTTAAGACTAATCCTGTTGTATCTAGCGTTACAGCTTCGCCCACACAATTTATTCCAGTTCCTTCCACTTCCGAACAATCAAATGAAATATCGCCTGAAGATAGAGTTATGCCTGTGCCACCTGTAAATAATCCCCTAACATAATTTGTAAAATTTGTAATATATTCACCTGCAATTTCTAAAGCAGTCGCCACTTTTAAGGTTGTTGTTTCAAGCATAGGTAGAGTAGAAGTGGCAGAAGTTGAAGTTGCTTGTATTCTAGTAACCCAAAGAGGATTAGAAGATGTAGAGGTTAGAGTATTGCTGTCCACTGCCGTAACTATTGTGTTTGGAACAAGTGTGCCATCTATCGAACTAACTCCTGCTGTTGCAGTGATATCTATCGGCGTATCGCCAAAGATAACAAACGGACTACAAGAGGCATCACCTGAACAAGAAGCAGTAGTTGTAGGAACGGAGCCTAGAGTATTCCACCCAGTCCACATTGGAACTTGACCTATCGTTGGGACTGATGATGTTGAAATTGAACCAGAGTCACTTGAACCAGTGCCACAGTCTCCCCAGATATTTATTGTTCCATTTGTAGTCAGACAGTCACCATTTGACGGACTAGGAGCAAGTTGAAATGGATTAAACACAGTTGCACCGAATAAATTACCAAAACTGAAAGCCGAGGCAGTGAAAGGGAGTATTAAAAGTGTTGCTATTATATATTTTTTCATATTTATATTCTGTGCTTAACGCGAACTTTATTTCCTGTTAATGGGGCGGAAACAAACGACACTGTTGTTCCGCTAACCGTATAATCGTTAGTTAAGTCTTGGAGTTGACCATTCAAATATACATCAAGGGAACTGGCTGGACTTGGGATGTGGTTCAAAATAAAATCAGTATTCACACCGTTAACATCTCCTGTGGGAGTATATTTTGGTGGGAAGTGCATATCTATTGCACCCAAAGATAATCCTCCACCACCAAATATAGGTCGGCTAGTCCACTTTTTTTCTAAGTCCTCCAACTTCTTTTTGAGTCCACGGATTGTTTCAATATCCACAGCTTCTTCTAAGGTGTTTAACTTATCTGCTATCTGGTCTGCGGTTAATTCTTCTGGTATTTTGGGTATAGTTTTCTCTAATTCACTCACTTTTCTTTCAATTTCTGAAAAGTCGGCTGGAGCTGGTATCATATCCTCTAAACGCTTGACTTCTTCTTTTAGTTGTTTTTTGATAGAAGAATTATCCACAGCCTGTTTTTCGCACATTTTGTCGTGCATTCCTTTCATTCGGCTTTCCATTTCTTCCATCTCTGAATACATAGACTTATGAGCCTGTGTCATTTCGCCTTTATCTGAAGCCATTTTTTGCTCTAAATAGTCTTTTGCTTGTTTTATTATTTCAATAAGCACACCAAAAACCTGCTCAACATCTTCCGATTTGGCTTTATCATCATCTATCATTTCCATCAAAGTATTTAATTTTTTTAGTTGCTTATCTTCTTCCATTGTGTTTATAATTTTACCATATTATTAAGAATTAATAAAATATTATGTTTAAAAAATATATAATCGTTTCGTTATTGGCTCTATGTTTGGTAACTCCAAACTTAGTAAAGGCTCAAACTGTGGCTCAAGAGCAATTAAATGCTCAACTTTTAGTCTTGATTCAAGACTTAATGGCACAAGTTCAAGTCTTAATGGCTAAACTTATCGCCATTGAGGAGACTAGAATTGCTCCAGTAGTAGTTCCAGTGGTTCAACCAACTATTCAAACACCAGTTTTGGGTTCACAAACTCCTACACTGATTACTTGGATTGATTTACCACAGGATAATCCATATCCGACAGCGACACCAAAACAAGAAGAGTGGTCAAGAGTTATTAGTAACTACAACCATAATCGTAAAGTCCCAAGTGACAACATCTGCAATAATTGGCAATACAGAGTAGATACTTTCGGTGAGGAAGACTCTGCACAGAGATTGGAAGCGTGTCACACAGCCCTCAATGCTATCAAAGCATTGTTTGCTCAATAACTATTCAATTATCAATGTTCTAGCAGTTTAACGACTTACTTAGGTCAAGAAATTTATATGTTATTATTTGGTGTCATTTTTTTTCTGGTTGTTATATTTCTCATAGGATGTTTATTGTTTGGTCTTAAAATTATGCTTTTGGGATTTTTTGTTGGTTTTTGTATTGATATAATTATTTGGGCTCTTAAAAAACAACCAATTTCTAGTCAGTAGAGCCAATTATTGCCCCTCCTACACCCACAGCCCCTAAACCAAATCCAATACCTAATTTACCAAGCACTCCCTTCAGCATTGGGTATTTTTTCGCCAATATTTGAAGGTTATTCATTCCGACATTCCCAGAAAACTTCTCGGTCATATTCTCAATCGCCTCAATCATTCTACTTTCTCTAAAAAGAACTTCCCTATATTTATTACCCTTTGGAAGTAGAGATGCGACATATTGATTTGCCTTATCTCTCGCTGTGTGGACAACTTCTTTTTTAACATTTTCTGCTAATCCTTGAGAATCAAGAAGTTTTTTAATTGAAGGTATTTTATCAAATGCTTGTCGGGCATCCATTAATCCTTTTGTGTCCTTATTTTTTACCAAACTAATAAATTCATTAACTACTGCATTATAAGTTTTTTCAGCATTTTTATCAGAAGCAAAAATGAGTTTTAATTCGTCTTTCCCTTTATTTAGTTGAGTTCTTAATTGGTTGGTATTAAAAGGAACTTTATTTTCTGCAACATAAGCTTTCAGTCCTGTATTTAATTCTCCAATAGTATCATCAATGGCTTTTATATTTTGTATTGGTGAATTTTTACTTGAAACAATCCCTTTAACTGATTCTGCGACTCTAATATCTTGTTTTGAAGGAGTTATTTTACTTGCACTTAATAGTCCTTGTTCGGTAACTCTGCCTTCTCTCAATGCTTGTTGTTTAACTTTATCGGTAGCTTTTGGAGATACTAAATCAAGAGCAAAATCATCTTCTTTTGTTAGTTTATTTATTGCGTTTTGTTTAATGCCACCCGAAACACCACCAATTACACCACCCAAAGCACCACCCGTTACAGCACCTGTAATACCACCTGTCAATCCAGCAGAAGCCACAGCTCCAAGTGATTTATCTTCCTTTAATGCCCCAGACACACCACTAGACAAACCATAAGCCCCACCAGCGATAGCACCAGTCTTTGCACCGTGAATAGCACCTTTTACTATTCCTGCTCCTTTTGTTAGGTCACTTGCTATTGTTGGGATTGCCTTAGTTAGACCCGGAACCTTGCCTAATGCACCGCTAAATTTAGCAATATTTCCACCCGGTAAAGTTCCAACTCCTGCAATCGTTGTCTCGAGTTGCAAAGCATCACCCAAGACTTGTTTTGTTGTTAATCCTTTTTGGTTAAGTAATCCTTCCATCCCCTGACTAATTTCTGTAAGATTTTGTTTGTTATATTCAAGGGCTTTATCAATATGAGATAAATCACCACCTAAATCTTGTATTTCTTTTCTTCTTTTAAGAAGTTGACTCTGTTGTGCTAAAGCATCATTCAAAGATTGTTCTTGTTGTTTTGCTATTTGAGGATTAGCGATTGCTTGACCTATACCTTGAGCAATTTTTTCCCCACCAGTAAAAGAAGCAACTTTTTCCATAAAAGTTTTTTTAGGTTGTTCAACTACCCCACCCAAAGATGAATTTTTGATTGGCGTTAAATCAATACCAAGTTGTTGTGCCTGACTATCTACTTGCCCACTTTTTATTGTTTGAGCAAGTTGTTTGGCAAAATCACTTGTTGGATTTTTTGAGGCGTATTCTAGAGCTTGTTTAAGATTTCCTTGCATATTATTTTTAATTAGTTGGTATGTTAAATATTCCTGTTGATGGATTCCAAATATTTGCTGATTGATTTGAATTGCCACCTAATACTTGCAAGAAGGGGTTATTTGATGCTGTATTTTCTGCTTGTGGTAATGAACTTAAAATAGAATTTTTCTGTTTTTCCATTTCAGAATATATCTCTACGAAACCACTCACATCTCTACCACCAGCCGCCTGAACAGAAAGAGTATTTTTAATTGATTTGCCTATCAAATCCAAAGTAATATACATTATTGCGTTATTGACATCATTTGTGCTTTTTAGATTACCAATAGTTGAAGAATAGGTTTTTATATCGTTATCTGTCAATACACCGACTTCACCATATATACCTCTTGCTAAGTTAGGAACAACTGCATTAAGTTGGGCTTTAATTGTTTGAGCATTTGTGTCCCAAGGATTTGCACCTTTAAAAGCACCTAGTATCGGACCAGTTTTTGTATTGTTTATATTTGTTTGAAGTGAACCTAGTTGACCTAATACTGTTAGACCTTTGTTTATTTGTTGTAAAGGAGTATCAGTTAAATTTTTACCTCCTTTAGTCTTTAACATAGACTGAATAAATGGGTCATTTGCTTGTTCCGTAGTCAACCCAGTAACATTAACTGGTTCTCCGCCATAGGTTTTTATCACTTTACCTGTTCTTGAGTCTATAAGTTGTTTAGTTCCATTAACATCAATAACTTGAGTTTCTGTTTTGCCAGCATATTGTCCTGCCGCAGTCACAGCCTCTTGCATAGTCTTAGCTCCTGCTACTCTTGATATAGTTCCTGCATCAGCACCATTAGCGGCTACTGTTTTAGCAAATTCGCCTATACTCTTTCCTGTTTCGTATGTTTGTTTATTTTCTTCAATTTTCAGATTGAAAGCATTTTGTTCGGCTTTAGTTAAGTCTTCTCGGTTCATTTGTAGGAATTGCTGTTGATAACCTATGATGTCTTTTAAATCTCCATACTCTAAATCTATTTTTCTATCAACTAATTGTTGAGCAGCGGAAAGATTATTTTGTGCCACTGCTTGTTTAATTCCTATGTCTGCTAATTCTCTATTAGATTGTTTTTCGATAGATGCTACTTGAGCACGATATTGTGCAGAATTTAAGGGAATACCACTCTTACCAACATCTTCAATCATTCGCTTATACTCCAAAGCTTTTGTGTTGTATTCATTGTTTATATCAGTAAGAGCTTGGGTTTTTTCTGGTATTCCCGCAGCAGTTTCGGCAGATACTTGTGCTTGTCCTTTGCCCATCCATTTATCAATGAGAGATTGAGATTTGGTCGTGGATGTTTCAACCGCTTTTTGTGCAGTGGCAATTTTTGCATCTTCGGCGCTTATCATCCCCTGTATGCCTGTATTAAGTCCTTCAGTAAGACCTTTAACGCTTGAACCAGCTGTTTGAGATGTTGAACTAGTAGTTTGAGGTAATGTTATAGGGTTTGTAGTATTGGAAAGTGATGAGCTAGTTATTGGTTGATTTGTGTTAAAAGCACTCGAAGCTTGTGAAATCTCTAGTGCAGCTAGTGGTGATGACGTAATCTGTGCATTTATCGCCGCTACTCTTGGATTGATTGGTGCTTGAAAATTAGGATTAACCGAAGTATATTCTCCTGTTTTCATAAGTCCATATTTATCTACTTCTGGTGTGTTTTGTATTGACATATTATTTATTTTGGTTAACTTTATTTTCTAATGTTATATCATAAATGTAAGAGTTTCCTGTGTTCATTATTTCTATTTTAAATTGAATCCAAGTCGAACTACCCGCCTCTAGAATGGGTTTTTCAATCAGACTGTCGACAGTAGAAGTGAAAGCAACGCCTATTTGTTTCCAATGTTGCAATCTAGCCCTTCCTGCTGCACCTGACAGTCCAACAAAAGAACCATCTAAAAAGATTTCAGATACTCCACTACCTAAATCAGCAATTGAAAGAATTTTAAAAGAACGACCCGCACCTTCTCCCTGTAAGAATTCTATCTCATCTCCTGCGGCATAATCTGAAATTGAAGTAGAAGTTTTTACAGAATTTGAACCAGACCAAGTAGTTATTATTATTTCTGTCGGAGTTGCTTCAGAAGTTCGATATTTAATAATTATCTGGTCGCCTGAAGTAGTAAATTGTTTAATTCTCAAAAATATTTTTTGCCATATATCTTTTAGATTAGTTGAAAAAATTTTAGGTGTGATTAAATGTCCACATTTGCGTATTGTATTGTTTAAATCGTCAATGAAAATATGATTCTCCGTACTACTTCCACTATAAAAAAGTTGCGAAGATGCTAATAACGACCCATTATCATCAGCATCAGTTGATGCTGATTTAAAGAATACAAGAGCACCCGCTGATGATATCTTCGACTGACCATAATCTTTTACCGAGGTAGCATCATGATTCGTCAGGCTGAGAGAATATTTATGATAAAGTCCTGTCTCTTTTGTCCATTCCCATATTCCAGAATGAACATTTTCTTCCCAAGAAGGAGTATTACCTCTGTATTCATTATCAATCAGTATTAAAACGCTATTGTCTTTAATGGTCATCCCATTTGGATGAATCCATCTCTGGTTATAATTTCCGAGAGCGAAAAAACCATATTTTCCTGTGGCAAAAGGTATTCTATCTAATTTGATAAAAGTTCCTCCATTAAAAGCAAGTAATCTTCCATCATTGTCCATCACATATAAGACATCATCTTTAACGACACCTGCCATTGCCCCAGAACTTTCGAGATTATATATTTCAAGGTCAGAACCATCTACTTCAGTTCCTCCCCAAGCGTATATACACCCATTTCCTCCCAATTGATTAACTGTACCTATCCAAATCTTGTCAGATGTAGCTCGTAAAAATGTTATAGTGTTTGAAGTTGGGTCAGTTAGATTTAATGTATAAGAACTCGTTCCGATTGTGGTAGCAAAAGCTTCACTCGTATTCATCGAATTTATTTTTCCCGCATCTGCAACAACATAGAGTCTATCGGCAAATTTACACATCATATGAGGAATATTTGAAGCTCCACCTGTTATTGCGACAGTCCCCCAAGTTCCTGCATTATTCTTTGAGAGATTAGTTCCCGCTAAAGATACATATAAAATCTCATTAAAAATTTCCATATCTGAATAGAGACTCGATACTGTTGTTGGTTTATCAGCAGTGTCAACCAAAGCCCAATCGTCTGTTCTCGATGAACCACAAGCTGAAATGGTACCGTGTGTTGCAGCAAAATACTGTCCATCATAATATTTAAAAGCAGCAGCCACTCCTAATCCATTTACATAATTCGCTGTATCATCATCAATTGAACGAGCAACAGATAACATTCTTGTAGTCTTTATTTTCCCTAGTTCAGCAGTTAAATCTAAGTTCCAAGAACACCAAATATCCCCATAAATATCAGAGTTATTGTCTTGCTTCCAAATTGTATTTTTAGGTAATTTCATTAAGGAGTGTAATAAGGGAATAAATTGCCGTCTTTGTCTTCTTTAAAACCGCTAAAAATCTGTGGAAAAGCTACACCTTCGTGAACTTGTTGTTTGGTTGCTGGACTTACTGAACTATTAAATAATCCTACGTCTAAAAGAGGTTTAATAAATCTTTCTTTGATAGCTTGATGAGTTTCTCTAGGGATTGTTGAAGACTTCTGCATATTTAAAAACCAGTTATACATTTCATCAAATTGTTTATTTTGTTCTGGTGTCATTATGATTTTGTGATATTAGTAAATGATGTTGTAGAACTTTTAACCTTAGCATTCCAATCTGACGTTCCAACTGAGGCAACAGTATTAACAGAAGTGGTAATTGTAATAGGAGAACTGATTATCATAGTCGAACCTCCAGTAATAGCTGGGGCTTGAACTGATGCTGTAATAGCGACAACTGCAGGAGAGACAGTAACTGAAATAGCATTCGCAATACTTATCATAATTGCTAAACTTTCTGTCGTACCGTCACCACTGTCTAAATTACAAGTAGCATTTCCTGTTGCAGTAATCTCTGGTCTTGTTGCACTAGCACCTGAAAATAATAAAGTTAAATCTTTTCTATCGTAGTTCTCCGTCCAAGAAGGATTTGAAGTAGTAACAGCATAATTACTCACAGTCAAAGGAACACCATAAGCACATACCAAAAAAAGTAACAAATCACTTGCATAATTTGGAGTTATTGTGATATTGAAACTGGGAGTTGCATCATTTAAAGAAGCACCACTATTGGCAACGTCTATATTTACCGTCGGAGCATATCCAGTAATCCTATAAATTGCTCCTGTAAACTGAGAAGCTCCAGCACTTGTAAAAGTAAAATTTGAAGCAGCTACATCTGCGGCATCAGCTATTTTGTATAAAGCCCTTATATTCATAGAAGCACCACCACTATCACAATCTTGTTGTAGGTTATCTGTAATAGCCGTCCAACCATCAGGTACAGCTATTGCACTAGAGGTACTTGATGCACGATAATTAGACAAATGGACTACCATTAAATCACTGACAGCCAAGTCAACAGGTTTAGTCACTGTTACATTTGCTGCTGCATTTGTTGCTACTTGTACTGATTCAATAGTGATTGCCATTTTTGATAATTCATTTTAACAATTAATCTTTAATAACTGATATTTATAATCCCTTCAGCTGCCCAAGTAATCTGAAATGTACCTCCGTCTGATGACTTGTTTCCTCCAAAATCCACATAACAAAGCAACGGGTCAGTAGAAGAAGCTCCAGCAGTATCTATATATAATATAGCAGCTGCAGCTGTAATAACTGATGCTGTCCAAGATGTATCAGCACCGTCGAAAACACCTTCGTTATCTGTTGTGTCCAGTGTCCATTGCTGAGAACCCAATGTTGCACCTCCAGCTGTATAACCTGTTCCAGTCACTTCATTAGTAATGTCATCAAAATAATCGTGAGTATCCGGTGTGAAAGTGTAAGCCGAAGTCACTAAAGCAACCTTTATTGTGTTTCCACCCGTTGCAAGATTAAGATTTGAACCATTATAACCTTTAAGAACAAACGAACCATAGACGCCTGATGCCATATTATTATTTTTTAACTGATAAATTTATTTGTAAAGGGTCAACTAACATAAGAACGTGTTTATTTGGAAGGAATTGGTCACACAACTCAACTACTTCCGCTTTTAATGCAATAGTGGCTGCTCCGTCATTCATATCGACAATATCTCCAATTTGTGAGCCTTTTAAATTCAAACCTTCTTTAATAATGCGGTATTTCATATATAATTTATTTTTTTATTACCCATAATATGTCTCACATCTCTTTCTCGACCAGAAAAGAATTTTTGAATTTTTCCAGTGATTCCCAGCCTTTCGCTTCCTTCTAAATCAATTACATCTTTCTCTAATTGTGGCAGATTCGATAGTTCTTTTCTTTTAGCATATTCAAAAGCTGGTTTTTTATAGAAGTATTCATGAAAAGCTGGTACACCTACTACTTTAGTGGTATCTGCAGTTGTAAAGTAAGAACCTTCACGATTTACAATCATTTTTATACCTGCTGACACTGAATAATTAGGAATAGCATCAAGAAAGATTGAGTTTGCAAGTTTTCCATATTGACTAGGAACACCTGTATTAGTATTTACTAGGATTTCACTTAACTTTGTGTTCAATTCATCTATCGGTGTTATCTCTACATATTCTGTGTCAGTTGAAGATTGTAGAATAAGAACTTTTTGAACATCTGTAATACGGTTTGATGCATCGTCTACTGTGAATGGATAATCTCTTTGCCCCGATACAATATTTGCAGTAATAATAGGATAATCAGTAAAGTTTATGTCATCTCCTTGCCAAGTTCCTGCTGATTTCGCCCAAAGAAGCAAATAATCATCCAAAGCACTATTTGCTCTGGCAGTAAATTCGGCAAGTAATTCTGCATTTCCTGAGACATCACCATAATTAGCCCCAATTTCTTTTTCATAGAATTGAACTAACCCGTCATATGTTGTTGTTTGATTGAATTTTTTTGACATTTTATTTTAATTATTATGAGCGAATTGTAGAGTAGAAGGTCGATTTTCTGCTCTACACCCCGCTCACAAGGCGAGGATGTTGTTACGGAGTAACAACATTTACGTCAAACACTAATCCTGCGTGAGCTGTTGGGACGAGATGTCCAATATCAACACGAGAATAGTATGCTTGACCTGAAAGGAAGTTGTTTTCTGAAGAAGCTGGGAAGTCTATGGTGAAAGCACGACCGTAAGTACCCCTAAGAATACCCAATCGTTGAACTTTTTTAACACCTGCAAAAACGTGAGTTGCTGTGTGGTCATTTGACCAGTAGTGGTCAACACCCAAGTATCTGAGTCCTTCAACTGTTCCTTCTTTAAGTGCTTGGTCAGCAGTTGAAAAGCCATTGGCTTGAACGAATGCTTCCAAGTATTCAAAGTCGGAAGCTCTCCATACAAATCCAACACCATTTTGCTTCATCAACATATTACCATTACCTTCACGAATTTCTCTTTTAACACCACGAATTATATCGTCAATGTTAGAAGCAGAAACTGTGATTGCGTCGGTTGCTGCACCTCCAGCACCAATGGATGAAGTACCGAAATCTGTTCTTGAATCATATTGAGCAAGAACGGCACTCTCAATATATTCATTGAGCAAAGCACCAATTCTATCAAAGATTTCAGCTGGTTTAGACCAAGGGGACTGTGCAATATCTCCCCAATCCATAAAGATACCTAAATCTCTTCCAGTTGTGATGGAAAGAGTCTCGGCTGTCTCTTGGTAGAGGGTCAAATCGTGACCAGTGCCTCTTGTAACCGTTGTAACTGAAGAAAGTCCTGAAGAAACATAAGATGAAGAAATTACTCCAACATCTTTGATTGTAACTTCACACATTTCTTTCCAAGTTGTCGGATGGTCAAGTCTATCTTGAAGTGCATCTTCGTAGGTTGTATCGTAAGTTATTACGTTAACTGTATCTGTCATTTTTTTGGAATTAAATTTTTAATTCCAAATGAAATATCTATTACCGACCTAGTCGTTATAGAATGTTTTGCTACTCTTGCTGTTTTGTTGCATTGCTTTCACAATAGCAACACGAGTTTTTCTATCTGGAATATCAGTTCTCGAAGGAACTGTGCCTTTGGCTATCCAGTAAGATGGCTCATTTTTAGCTTGGGAAGCACCTGTACCGCCTTTTAGTTTAGATGTCGCTTCGATATTGGTTCTATTTGTTTGTTGGCGTTCAAGTTTTACCTTGAAATCCTCATCAATTAAAATCTCATCTATATCAACACCCCACTTTTTTGCTGTATTACGGGCTAATTCTATGTCATCGGGATGAGTAATACCTGCTCCACGCAATGCCATTTTCTCAATCCTTTGCAATAAGACATTTTCATCTGGTTTGGTTTGATTAGCAGTCTCTTTAGATTCCTCTTTGGTTTTTTTCAAATCCTTGAGTTCTCTTTTAAGTGAACCGAGTGTCTGATTTAGTTGGTCATAATCAGCTTTTGCTATTTTGACAACTTCAGCCTCGTTTTCATTTCCTTCTGCTCCGTTATTTGTAGAGTTTTCGTTCTCTATGTTTTCATTTGTCATAAAATGATAAGGTTAGTGATTTATTAAACGATAATCATAAACGCAATTCGTTTTTGGTGAGGTACGATAACCAAATTGTTAAACTAAAGTTCTTGGAAGACGACAATACAATCACCCGTTGGTGCGAACGTAGCACTAGCTCCAACTGTACTTGTCGATAATTTTAGGTTTATGTATGTAGATGGTGGAACAACTCCTGATTGACCCATCATAACAGCTGTTGTAGAGCCTATTATCGTTCCCATACTATTAGCACCAATACTGAATTCAGTTGTTCCTAAAGCAGTAGTTGTAGAATATCTGGTTGTGTCCCAACCTAACTCATAAACTGTTGCATAAGTAGCTGTTTTGGTAAACAAAGCTGTTGCTGACACCAAAGTTGAAGTTGCTGCTGGTGATTTAATAGAACAAAGAGTTGAAGAAGCAGTTTTCATAACAACTCTGTTGTACCAATAGGTTACACCATTAAAGGAACTATATGGACTCATACTATCAGGACCGGGATTTGCTCCAACAATCTGTTGTACTACTGAATTACCTCTAGGAAATACGACCCCTAGAATTAGAAGTACCACTACACTCAAACTAATTAAAATCTTGTTTTTCATTTTATATTAAGTTAATAATAATGTTATTTTGCCTTTTTAGGCTTTTTAATTTTTTCTTTTTTAGGCTTTTTAATTTTTTCTATTGTCTTTTCTACTTCTTCTTCGGCAATTGAAGCCATTTCTTTTGCTTTTGCTGCCGCTTCTATTTTATCTTTCAAACTAGGTAATTTTGGAATCATATATTTTATATTAAACTACTAATAATTTTACTTATAAGTTATTGCGTTTCGGTTACCGTAATAGTATCAGCTACATCTGCATAGACTTTAACAAGTCCACAACCATAAACCCCAGCTTCATAAGCAACAGTAGTTGAAGCCGCCTGATAATGACCAAAAACTCCAGTTGGAGAAGCGTTGTTATAGTTACTAAATGTAAGCATAAGTGGTGAAGCCCTAGATGTGATTATTCTTGTTGTGCAAGGTGTTGATGTTGCAAATAATACCCTAGCAGTTCTTGCAGGGATTATCTGACTTGTACTAGAAGCTACATTAACCGTAACTCCAATAAAACCATTTCCTTGAACTCGTTGTGTATTCCAAATTAGCAAAAATGCAGTAAGCAAAATAGCTCCAAGGATTACCGACAAACCCAACGCCCTAGTAAAAAAATTCTCTTTCATATCTTTTAAATTAACTTATAAACCGATTTGCCCAGTTTTACTAGGCTCATCATTACTTTTAATATTTTCAAACTTTTGTAATTCATCCCAAGCATTGTTTAATAAATCTATTGCAATTCGTGAAGCAGCCAAAAAATTTGTATCTGTTGATTTAATTGGTTTAAGAAATGAATTTATAAACACATTTTTAACTGCATTGGACATAATTGTATCTTTCAAAAATCTATCAATTTTCTGTTTTTCTATTTCGTTAAGCATTTGTATTATTTAATGACAATTGTGGTTGTTTCAGTTTAGGTTGCATAGGTGAAGGAATAGGTTGTTTAGGTGCTTGTAAAAGTGTAGAGAAATCTGCAATATTCATACCTCCATATTCAAGTATGTTTTCAAATGATTTAGCTAATGCTGGAATTTGTATAGCTTGTTGAAAACCTTGTGGATTTGCAAATATAAACTGGAAGATTGATAGTAATTTGTCTGACAATTCAACCAAGTTCTTTTGTTTTCCTGCAATATTTATTCCCATCTTTATTTCAATATTTTCAAATTCCTTAGTCAGTATCTTGAGTAAATGTTTATTACCTTTCTTTAAAAAATCCTCTTTAATTACAGCCCTTAAAGTCTCTCTATCTTGGTCATTTACCATTTTACCTTTTAATAGTACCAAATCTTTAATTCTTTCTTCTGCCAAGTTGAACGCCAATTGGTCTGCTACCCAAGTAAGTTCTTCTGATGAAAGTGTAGCAATAAATTCTTTGCCTTTTAGAATCTCTTTTACCATTCTAGGTATTATGTCCCAACGGTAAATAAGTTCTATAAACTTGGCTCTCTGACCTCTACGTTTGTCGTGTGAACCTCTACCTTGGGCTACTGACCTTTCTTGACCTCTAAAAGTAGTACCAGAAGCCGCCTCTTTACCTAGTATAGGGTCTTGAGCTGAAGCTCCTAACTGTGCGTGAATATACCATTCATTGATGGCATTTTCGTGTAACTGAATATTATTTGGAGCAACATTTGGAATTTGGCGTATTTGCTTATTATCCTCAATGGTAGTAATTTCAAGGTTTTCCATATCTTGAATTTTGTTTTTTTGTGTGTATGTTGGGTCATCTGTGTACAAAGTAACTTTTGATGATGCTTCAATCAAACCCATTTTATGAATAGAAAGAAAGTTAGTCCATATTTGGTCGCCAACTAATCTTTCACCCACTCCTCTTCCTAATGCTCTCTGGAATACTTTCTTTGAGGTGAAGAATAGAATATCATCATCTTCAGCAGATTTCCTATACAAGGTAACTCCTTGTTTATTTTTATCTTTATCAATATAGAAAGCTACTATCTGTAATTGGTTAACATGATTTTCCATATCGTCATTATCTTTCAAATAATGTTCAGGCATTGAACCTCTCAAAACATAGACTTCAATCGTTTTTCCAGTTGATAGATTCTGTTTACCACTTTTAGTCCCGACTGCCGATTTATTAGATGTTGCCAAAACAATAAGTTCTTCAATAGAGATTGTTGCTCCATTTTTAGGATTTCCCCAACCGGCTTTTGATTTAGCTCGTAGTTTTTCTGGGGAAAAATTATGTTTGAAAGCTATGACACCTCCTAAAATATCTGTCTGGTCACAAAAAGCCACAGAGTTAAGAGCTAATACCTCTGGCATATCAACACCTCTTTGAACTAAAACACCACCGTAATCCAAATCACTTTCTGTTATTTCATCAAACATTGTGTCTAAATCGTGTTCTCTGGTAAATACTTCATCGTGATATTTTTTAACAAAGAATGACAAAACTTTTCCTTTAACATTCTCAATAAAAAAATTGACATCTTTAACTTCCAAATCTTCTGTCCAATATGAAAGTTCAAGCATTGGTTCTATAATATTTTTGAATGAACGAAGCCAATTGTTCTCACCAGAGAAAAAGATACCATTCTTTAAGTGAAAAATAAGTTGAACATGCTTACGAAAATTCCAAAACCAATTGTCACCAACTTGAATATCTTGTTCAAAAGCGTTTTCTTCTTGTTTTATGAATGAAAAGATATCAGGATTATTCATAGATTAAATAAAAGATTAACACCCTTCAACGCTACTTGTCGCATTATTTTTGATGGACTAAAAATACGATATGTCTGCATTGATGTTAATATCTTATCTTTCTTAACATCTCCTCTTGATACAGACAAAATACTAATTCCAGCACATTTGCCTTCCGGTTTTAAGTTTTCTAACGCTTCTTTGACACTATTTCCAGTAGAAGAATAAATTTTGCCAAGAATTTTAATACTGGCGGTATAAGGTTCAGATATAATATCTTTTACTGTTTTTTTTATCATTTTAGTTCTTTTAGTTTTTGTTTTCATATATTTAAATAATTCCTAAAGATTTTGCAGTAGCAAAGCCTCTTACTTTAATAGCATTATCATATTCTTGCAGACCACTAACAACATTTCTTGAAACTCTACCAGACAATTTTTTATCTATTTCTGAAGCTATTTTCTTTCTTTCAGTGTTGCAAGACGTACAATAATAATCATCGGGGTCTGAATCTTTATAAGTTATATTGCATTTAATACATTTGTGAGTGAATTGTTCCATATTTATATATAAAAATAGACGAAAAGCATTTAGCTTTCCGCCCCCGTTTTTCTTCGGATGACGATTAAATTACACTGCAAGTATAGCAAGTATAAAAATAAAGTCAAATTGTTAATAACTTGTAGATAAATCTCGTTCTTTGACTGGCAATTCTCTAATACCCGAACCATCAATAACCATCTTACATTCACTCATAATTGAGTAATATGGCGCTGTCGCTTCTCCATTATACCTAATCATAACAACCTCGTGAGGTTTACGAGTTCTTAAAAAACATAATAGGTTCATTTCTGCTATTGAGATTTGCATTTTGCGTAATTTCTTATTTTACATTTAGCCTCGTTAAAAGTTAATACATTGCCATATATTTCACCACACAAGGTTCCGGCTAATCGCTCCAACATAATATTAACAATCTTTTTTTCTTTTATCTTATCCTTAATAAACTTGTATTGTTCACCATAGGCTTCGGTTTCTTGTTTAATCCTGAACTCTGGGTCAATTAAATACTTATTCCACCATTCGTTTGGTTTATCTCCTTGTTGTTCGCAATGTTTTTGTTCGTGGCATAATATAAATTCGTCAATTTCTCCTTTATCGGGATTATATATAATATCACCATAAGTGAATATGACTCCTTTGTGAAGTTTAAACTTTGTCTGTATTGCCTCTATATTTGGAGGATTTTCATTTATTATTTTCATCTTTATCTAAATAGTTTTTATAAACTCCTAAATTTTCTATGAACTTTGGATTATTCCACAATCTTTCTGGTATATATAAATATTTATAATGGTGTTTAAAATATAAATCCTTTAATGCTTGACTATAATCTGACTCCCTTAAATAATCTTCATAAGTTTTAACTCCGTAATATCTGCTCTTTCTGCCTAATTTTGTCTTTCCTGCCTTTACATTCATATCTCTAAATTCATAACATCTCATTTTATTTCTTTTTTAAATCTTCTATCATACGCAATGAATTTTCTTTTTTCCAATCTATAAGTGGTAATCTTTTTCTTATTTCTTGGTGTATCTGTTGCCAAACTTTGTATTGAGCAGGATTTTTAAATCCCAGTTTCTTTAAAAGTTTTCTTCGTTCCAACATCTTTTCAGTACACTTTGGACATCTGGCGAACTCGCCAATATCACTGTGAGAACAAGTTGTCATGACACTTTCAATAATCTTCATCTGTATTTCTTGATAGTTTGCAGGATTTTTAAGATAATCTGGTAAAGATGCTACTAATGGATTAGTTTTTGGTTTTAAATCTATGTCTTGTTTTTTTATTTCTTCCATTACATTCCTATATTATTTTTAAATATTCTTTGTCTTTTGGGCGAATGTTTACAACTCGGCAAACCTAATCTACAACAATCAGGTATAAACACTGGGACAGTTTTAATTATACCATCTTCTTCTATTTCTTTAGTGTCAGTAAAACTTGATATTTTAACTTCTGGTTCATTCATATAGCTATATTTATTCTAGCACGAGGTTGTTCGTATTTAATAATATCTGATTGTTTATTATGCATTGATGCTATAGCATAAGTTATGGCATCACAAGCGTGTGACCAAGTATGGTCTGGTACACCTTTTGGATTTCCATCCTTATCCTCTGCCCAACGATAATTTTCGTACGATTCCCAGACATTTTTACTTCGTCTTGTTACATAAATCTTCTTTTGTGATGTGGTCTTTATTCTAAAATTAACGCTATCTTTACCTTTTTCAGCACCTTGCACCTGTATTCCGTATTTTCTTTGCTCGGCTATGCTCTTTGGCTCAGCACTATCAGCTATTACAATGGCTTGACCGACCTTTTTTATTTCACCAGCCAAGTATTCATTTGTTAATTCTGTACCAAATGCTATTTCATCAATTACATAAGAACCGTTCCAATAGTATACTGCTACCACACAAGCGGGGTCAGGAAACCAACCAAAGTCTTCACCAAACTTAACTAATCTTGCTTCTTTAGGTACAGCATCAATTTGTTGCCAACCTGTGAATATCTTGCCTCTTACTTCTTCCGGTGACAGACCTTCAATGACTTGCCAATAGTGTGATGGATTATTGAACTTATAGTCTTCGTATCTCTCGACTGTATGTCTATCCATATTTGGTTCATTCTCTTTCCAATTTCCTCCTATGAATAATACATCTTTAATGTCCTCCTTTAAATGAGGAATATAAAATCCTTGAACCAAGGATGGTTCTAAATCAAACCACTTTCTTAATATCCAATGAGTTTTAGCTGGAGTATTGAGTGTAAAAACTATTCTGATTCTACCAGCAACAGTTCTCAATGTGTCATCAAGTATTCTAAATTCTTCTTCGCCAATTTCTTCAGCTTCTTCTATCCAAATAAAGTTATAACCAGCTAGAGACTTAAGCCTTGCTGTCAGTGAACCACTTGATGCTCTAAAACCATGTGCTCTTAAACTATTTCTTCCTATATCAATGAGCATATCATTATCTACAATGTGGAAGCTATCAACTATTCCTTGTTCTTTAAGTCTATCCATTATCTCTCCCCAACAAGAAGCTCTAATATCCTCTCTAGTAGCTCTCATAATCGCACCTCTGGTATATTCCTTTGAAAGTAATTGAGATACTGCATATCGTGATGCGGTTCCGCTACGACCGTTACCCCTTCCTCCACATAAAATAGCGTATCTCCACGATGTGTCTGTCCAAAGAGGAGAGTGGGACTCGTGGATTGTAAACTCAACTTTTTTCATAATTAAACAATATTTAAACAGGCGTATTTTCCCCAATATTTTAATGCTTCTTGATTCCACATTGTTGCTGCTTCTTCCTTTGTCAAAAAACATCCCAAGTGAATCGTCTTGTTGTGTGGTCTTATGGCCGCTCTAAATTTTTTGAGGTCTTTATCAAACCATACCCCCCGATAACCAGATTTGTTATTTTTTTGTTTTCTTTTATTGGCCGCGTTTTCTGTTGGTGTTACTAAACGTAAGTTGCACTGTCTATTATCTAAAGAATTATGGTTTATGTGGTCTATTTGTTTTGCCGGAAAACCCATAATCATTTGGTGCATATTAATATTAGTCCTTCCTGTTTTTGTTTTGTCTGATTTAATACCCCTTACTGCAACCCATAGTTCATATAACTTGTCGGGATTTTTTCTCTTTAAACACGCAGTCCATTTATATTTTGAGAGTTTGTCAAAGTCTTCATCGTCAACCAGAGCCTGTTTGTTCCTTGTGAGTTTAATTACTTTCATTTTCTGACATTTATTTCTACACCAGCTATTTGTATTGCACCACCATCGCCACCTGTTAATGGTTGAGCAGCTTTATTATAAACCCTATCGTGTAGTTCTTTTATAGCCTGAATATCACCTGACTTTGCTTTATCTATCAATGCTTGATTTATTGGTCTGATATTTTCAAGATACATTTGAATAAGCAAAGCCTTACCTTGTTCAGCTTGTAGTGTATGTTGTGCTCGGCTACCTATCTTTCTACCAGCACCTATTCTTTTGCCTCCTCTATTCATATCTATTCATAAATGTTCTAATAATCAAATAATCAAATAAAATCTTTTGGAAACTTTTTAAGATGTTATTGTTCAAATTTTATTTATTCCAACACTTCATTGAAGCGTTCCAAGGAGAAGTTCCTACATTAAGAAATATCCATTCTGCCATTTTTCTGTTGTCTTTCTCGTCGTATATATTTAATCCTAATTCAGTAGCTTTCTTTCCCCAATAGGTTTCGTTAATTTGATGACGCCCTACATCAACCGTCTTATTTGTGTTTCCTCTAACTAATACTTGTCCAGTTTTAGGGTCAATGTGTGTGTTTCCACTTTCACATTTTGCGATGCGGTCGAGTACAGGATATTCAGATTGTTTAGGCATAACTTGATTAACTGTATAAACTGTGTCAGCCGCCACAATAGAACCTATTTTAAATGCACCAAATACTACTCCAACACAAAATGACGCAATTATTACTTTTCTAAAGAACTTCCTTATTTTCCATTTGAAGACTTGGAACTTTGAGGCGTGAGGATAAATATCACGCAATCTTTCCCCATTAAAGAATACTTTTATTTTTTTGTATTTCATTTTAAGAGATTACTTATAATCTCCTCCACAGAAGCCCCCCAACTTCTTATTTAATTATACTCTGATTTTAGTGTGTGTCTATTGAAACTGTGGATAGCGGAAATAGCTTAAAAGTCAACCTTTTTCTCCTTTTTTTATCAGCTTCACAATTTAGTTTTTTCATATTCTATATTTATCTCTTAATTCAAACCAATCTTTCAACCAAACATTTTGCTGTAAAAAATCTCTAAATTTATTCATTTTATCGTAATCAAATTCTTTGACTGGAAAGAGTGCCGAACCATCAATATGATAGCCATCCCATAAACCATTTACTTCACATCTTTTACCATCTCGTTCATACCATCCTTCATTTCCTTTTTCTCTGATGAAATACTTACAATAATTCATTACTTCATCTAATTCAGCCAATCCTATTTGTGTTTTTTTAAACCATTTATCAAAGTCTGCTTTGCTATCAAAAACTTTATCCCATTTATCAATTTCATTTCCTTGTCTCATCAGCGCTAACGGAGATTGACTATTATAAAAACCAATATGTTTATATCTCCAAATGTATTTTCCTTGTTTTTGTAATTCCTGTAATTTCATTTATATTTATCTAATGCTTCTTGAATAAAATCTTGGAGGTCGTCTAATAATATAATTTTTCTTTCACCACCAGCTGTGTCAATTTTAAACTTTGGCACTTCTTTTATAGCCCACCTCTGGATTTCTTGTAAGAGGGAAAGAATAGAAGATAGGTGGTGGTATTTGACTAAAAGAGGGTTCAGTCTGGCTTTTTCATTGAGTTCCCAAGTTGTAAGAGATTTGCCTCTCTTGTCCACAAATTCTTTATCAAACACCATCGCTCTATCCTCTATGATTTTAATTAAGCTGTTTTCTTTCATTTCTTAATAATTAAACTTTTTAATCTTTTTTTTGATTTTCCATCAAAATAAAGTTTTTCAATACTTTGAACTGCAATTTCATCAGCCAATTTATTCATAGCTGGAATAAGGACAGTACCAAGGATATTCAGTATAAGTTGCTTATAATCTTTTAAATTGTCTTTTGATTTCATTTATTATTTATTAAATTACTAATAATGTTTGAATAAAGATGTGGAGGTCGTCGACATCAACCGTATAACCTCCTCCTAGTTCGCTACTGGTAAATCTTTGATTGTCTTCAACCCACCGTTGTATTTCATTCTTTAGTTTTTCTTTAAATTTATCCAAATTTTCCTCTCCATATTCCAAACCTTCATTTTGACCCATAACATAATGTTCAAAACATTTTTTTTCATATTCTTTTTTTGGGATGAAGTTTTTAGCGATAAATGTTTCAATTTCTGAAGCCACAGGGTCTTTTCTTTCTCTTAAATTAGAAATTTTATATATGTTTTCTAATTCTGTTCTCCAATCCATTGTTTTTTCATTACAATTCCTACAATACTCTTCACACATATTGCTTTCTATTTGTGGATTTTTACAAGTGCAATTATCATAAGTTTTTCTTAAACTACTATTTTCACCTTCAAACATTTCACTAGGTTTTTTCATATTATTGTTGTTTGATTAAAAATTGGATGTCGGAGAGATTTAAGTCTGATGTCTTTACCATTTTATAGCCGTTTTTATCTTGTGGTATAAATTTAAATAGTTTTTGTTTTGTTTCCAGAGCTTCCCACAACTCTTGCTCACGGAGGGAGAATAAATTAAAGAGTTTTTGAAATTGTTCCTCCGAAAGACAATATCCTGCCGTGCCAGCACTTTCAACTCCACTTATTTCATCTGGTTCGGAGTAGTAGGTGCAGATTTCTCTTATTTTGTTTTCAATTTGTTTCATCTTGTTTTATATTAGCTATTATATCTGAGAGAGCCGAACGGGAGTCAATAAAACCTTGATTATATCCAGCA